AGATCGTCCTCCGAGGACGATCTGCAGGGTCGCGGTGCCGGTCGACAGCGCCTCCGTCGACGTCGCAGTCCACACGAGCGCGCGCTCGGTGTCGGCGATGAAGTCGTCGCGGTACGTGTTCGCCGCGTACTCCGCGGTGTACTTCCCGGTGATCTCGCGCAGACCGACGGTGGGCTTGGCCTTCTTGCCGGCCGCGCCGAAGTTGAACCGGTCGGTCGCGAGGTTGTTGTTGACGTTGAGCTCGAAGTCCCGGATGTCGGTTGCCGCCGTGCCACCGGACGCGAGCGTCGTCGCGCCCGGGGCGGTGACGGTGCCGGCGTAGGTCGCGCCGCCCTGGCTGAAGTTGTACAGCGACGGCGCGCTCGGGTAGGACGGCGCCGCGTAGGACTGCGCGGTGTCGAGGTCGCGGACGTCGAAGTCGAAGCTGAACTTCGCGATGTCGTCGTTGGGCGCCGAGAACGACCAGCCCGCCACCATGCAGCCGAGGAACGAGTGCGCGCGCACCGTGCCGGAGGCGTCGACGATGCCCTTCTGGATGGCCAGGCTGTTCGGGCTGTCACCCAGGACGAAGTTCTGCTGGTACGTCGAGCCGGAGACCAGCGTGGAAGTGACAGAGCCGAGCGCCGCGGCGAGGATCAGGCCGAGGCCCTTGGAGATCGCCTCGAGCTCGAGCTTGCCCTCGCCCTGCACGGTCGTGGTGACGCGACGGCCGGAGCGCAGGACGCGGCTGCCGACGCGCAGGCCCTGACCGGTCTTGCGGTTGGGCTTCCAGTCGAAGCCCTCGTCGGTGAACTCGTGGAACCGCGTCGGCGCCACGTAGGTGCCGTAGGTGGCCTCGTTGACCAGGCCGATGCTGCAGTCCTGGGGGGTCGCCATGGATCAGCCCTCCTGGGGCGTGGTGTCGGTGGACTCGCTGGGCTTCGTCCGAGCCTGCTTGGGGGGCTTCACGAGCTCGTAGTTGCCGACCTGGGCGAGGAGCCCCTCGCCGGGGTGGTGCACCTCGGTCTCCTCGCCGGTCTCGTCGTCGACGACGGTCTCGACCCACGGAGCGCGGCCCGCGAGCTCCTCGTCGATCTCGAAGACCTCGCCGGGGACGAGGGCGCCGACGCCGGGCTCGTCGAGGGTGGGTGCGCCGGCGTCCTCCTGGCGTCCGATGAGGGGCAGGTCGACGTGCCCCAGGGGGTTGATGTTCTTGAGGAACACGGTGGACATGGGCTCTCCTCGGACGGGCGGTGGCGGGGTGGTCAGATGCGGACGCTGGCGGTGAGGGTCGCGGTGATGGTTGCGGCGCGGCCCTTGGCGAGGACCTCCTCGTCGTCGCTCTCGACGAGCTCATGGCCGCTGACCTGGCAGGTCCGCACGGTGTTGCCGAGCGTGGCCTGCAGGGAGGCGACGGTGCCGGAGTCCTGCAGGTAGTTCTCGAGGAGCGCCACGAGGTCGTAGGCGCGCTCGGTGACGGGCTGCTGGTCGACGACGCCGCCCTGGAACACGCACACGGAGATGTCGATGGTGAGCAGCTCCTCGCGACGCCGCTGCGGCGACTGGGGCCCGAGCTCCTGCACGGAGACGACGTCGCCGACGACGACGAGCTCGGGCGGGTTCGACTTCGGCCAGCCGTAGGACACCAGGATCGGGTCGGTGTAGAGCCCCTGGCAGGCGCTGAACACCGCGGCCTTGAAGGCCTTCGCCTGGGACGCCATCAGCCGATCCCCGGCCGCACGTAGGGGTCGAGCATCTCGCGCACCCGATACGGCACGAGGAAGGTGAGCGACCCGTTGCCGGCGTCAGCCGGGTCGATGCTGCCGCCGGCGCCGAAGCGGGGCACGGTGCCCTGGCGGGACTCCCACAGGTGCGAGAGCAGCTCGAGGACGCCCTGCACCACCGGCAGCGGCGGGTTGGCGTACCCGGCGACCCAGGTGACCGAGACGTTGCCCGCTCCGGGGGACCACACCAGGCCGTTGTAGCTCTTCCCGCGCCAGAGCAGGCCGGCGTTGGCGTCGAGCTCGTAGTCGGTCGCCGCGAGCGCGACGCCGTCGACGGTGACGCTGGTGACGCTGAGGACGGGTGCGGTCAGCGGCACGGTGCAGGCGCCGCCGTTGAACGATCGGGTGATGCTCTGCCGGCGGAAGGACGCGTTGCAGTACCGCTCGACGTGGGTGGACGCGGTCGCGAGCATCGTGCGGACCTGGTCGTCGCGCGTGGTGTCCGTGCTCGGGATGAGCAGCTGCGCCTTCGCGTCCTCGAGGGAGACGATCGGCAGCTCGCTGAGCGGGTCGATGACGTCGAAGACGTCGTAGACGGCGCACTGGTTGGTGCCGGTAGCGAGGAACCGGACGGCGTAGCGGCCGACCTGGGTGGCCGCGGTGTAGTCGTAGTTGTAGACGCCCGCGACGCCGGCGATGGTGGTCGGGCCGTCGACGGTGCCGTCCGGCTTGGTGATCGTGTACTGCCCGAGCGTGGCGTTCTCGGGGACCTTCGCGGCGTTCCGGACGGTGACCGACAGGGGGATGACGTCGCCGAGGTCGTAGGCCATGCGTCAGCCTCCGGTCGAGGTGGATCGGTTGGTGAGGTTCGCGGTCGCACTGCTGCGGCTGCTGATCGCCGCGGTGGCCGGCGTGCGGGTGGTCGCGGTGGCGGTCGCCGTCGTGCGGGCGTTGGGCGAGGCCGCGGCAGTGGCCCGCTGCGTGAGGCTGGCGAGGCCGCGCGAGATAGTCCCCACGGCCGACGCGAGGGCGGTCGCGGCGAGGGTGAGCGAGCCCGTGAGGCCAGCAGCTCGGGCGCTGGCGGACGCTGCCGCGGTGAGTGTCAGCGCCCCGGAGGTATCAGCCGCTGCTTGACCGGCGGCGGTGCCCGACAGGGTGAGGCTTCCCGCGGCTGTCGCGGCCGCTCGCGCCGTGGCGGCTCCGGTGACGGTCAGGGCAGCCGTACCGCTGTTCGAGCCCGTGGCGGCAGCAGTGGCGGTCGCGGTGAGGTCGAGCGAGGCGGTGGCCGTGGCGCGCGCGGCGGCGGTCGCCGTGCCGGTCAGCGTCAGCGCGCCCGTCGCGGCCGGCGAGCCGGCCGTGGTCGCGGTGGCGCTCAGGGTGAGCGACGCGGTCGCGGACGGCGCGCCACTGGCCGAGGCCGTCGCGCCGAGGGCCAGGGACGCCGTCGCTGCTGGCGCTGCGGAGGCCGCCATGGACGCGCCCAGCGACAGGCTGCCGGTCGAGCTCGCGGCCGCGGCCGCGCTGGCCGACCCGGTCAGGGACAGCGACGCGGTGCCCGATGCGCTCGAGGGGGCCGCGGTGGTGAGGATGACGGCGGCGTAGCCGTTCGTCGACCCGTTGGACAGCGTCCACGTGGCAGTCTCCGCGGAGGCGCTCGTGGCGACCCAGTCAGCGAAGCCGACGCCAACGACGGGGGCGACGCCGTTCGCGGAGTGCTGCCAGTCGCGGGTAGTGACCGTCTCGCCGCCGCTGGACGTGACCGATGTGAGGGTCGGCAGGGTGCTGGTGCGGTCGATGCCGACCGTGATGACCCGCTGCCCGACGGCTGGGGTGACGCTGCCGGAGGTGACGGTGGACTGCGACGCGGGCCGGGTGCCGAACGCGACCGTGCCGACGGCGCTGATGTCGTCCCGGTACGAGTGCCCGATCGCGGCAGCCTTCGTGCCACTGAGCGTGATGGTGATCGTGTCGCCGGCCACGAACCCGCTGCCCGAGAACACCGCGACGCACGTGTTGGTGGCCAGCCGCGGCCCGTCCAGCGCCGAGAGGGACCCGGACCCGGACGTCGACGGCGTCATCGTGACCGAGACGCCGTCACCGGTGCCGATCGCGAGCAGGCAGATCATGCCCGCCGTGACCCCGGTCGGGACCGTGACGGTGTGCGTGGTGTTCGGCGTCGACTGGCTGTAGAAGGTGCCGTTGATGACCGTCACGGGGTCACCTCCGGCGGATCAGGAAGCGGACAGCGAGATCGCGCCGGCGGCGATCGTGATGCTCGCCGCGGTGACCGAGGCGGACAGCGCACCGCCGATGGCGTAGTTGCCGGCGCCGTAGGTGGCCGATGACCAGGTCCCGAAGTGGGTGCAGGCGACCGTCCCGAGGGTGGAGAAGGTCAGCGCGCTCGAGTTGGTCTTCGCACCGGAGGCTGCGGCGTTCCACGAGCACGACTGGCGTGCGTAGGACCCGCTGTTGGCGTTCTCGTTCGCCCCCGTGGTCGACGGGGACGCGGAGTGCAGCGACACGAACGGGATGACGTTGCTGGCCCCGGTGCCGTCGAGGCCGTTGAGGGCCGCGTTGGCCGCGGTGTTGGACGCGAGGGGCATGGTCAGACCTCCGTGACCGTGAGCGCGTCGCCGTGCACGACCTGCGCCTCGGCGATGGTGTCCTCGGCGGCGAGACCGCTGATGACTGCGGTGCCGTCGCTGCGGACGTGGACGAACCCGAACGAGTCGCGCTCGGGATCAGCGACGAGCTCGGGGTGACCGTCGGCGACGTGGCGATCGCCGATCGCGTCGCCGACGAGCAACTCGTGGCCGGGCTCGACCTCGATGAGCTCGTCGCTGACGTCGTAGACCGTGCCGTCGGGCAGCTCGACCGCGCCGGTGACGGGGCCGGTGAATACGACGGACTTGGTGGGGTCGTCCTGGACGTAGTGGAACAGCGGCGTGCCGTCGTCCTTGGTGCCCAGGCGGATCTTCGTTACGGACATGACCGCGTCCTCTCTGCTGGCCAGTCGTGCTCGAGCGGTTCAGGCGGTCTGCTGAGGCTTGGAGCCTCGACCGCGGGACGTCTTCGGCTTCGCAGCCGCACGGGCGGCGACGGCCGCCCCGTATCCGCGGAGCGCGAGCTGCTCGTCGACTTGGGCGACGCGGTCGTCGCGGCCGTAGACCTCATAGCCGTGGCGCTCCTCGAGCAGCGCGCGGATGTAGTCGTCGTCGGGCTGAGTTCCGACGCCTGCGGCGTCGCGCTTGGTCTCGGCGAGGGCCTGGTCGTCGACCAGCGCCTCGTCGACTTCGGGTGTCTCGGACATGGGGGCCTCCTCGTTGGGGGATCGTCAGCGCCGGGCCGACGCCCCCACCTCCCGGAGATCCGGGAGGCGAGAGCGACGGTCGGGATCAGAACGTCGGGGTGACGAGGCCCGTGCCGCTCACCTTCTGCGCGTGCGAGACGCGGGTGAACAGGTAGGCGAAGTAGGCGTAGACCACGAGGTCGACGCCCAGCTTCTTCGCGGACGGCTGCTCGGCGCGGATGAGGACCGGGGCGTTCGGGTCCTCCCAGAGGTGCGCCTCCATCTGCGAGACGAAGTAGATCTCGTCCTCGTTCGTGCCGGCCCCGAGGTTCGTCGCGATGTTGTTGTCGACGATCACGGGGACGCCCGACGGCAGGACGCCGCGGAAGCCGTTGCCGTAGCGCTCCGCGTAGTTGGCGCCGGCAGCGTTGATGACGGCGCCGGGCTGGCCGAACAGCGGCCAGGTGCTGGTGAGCTGGCTCTGCAGCCAGTACCAGCGACGGGAGTGCATGACCGCGATGACGTCGCCCGGGTGGGCGTTGAGCATCGCGGCCTCGACCTGGGCCGGGCCCTGCAGGAGCTTGGGGTAGAGCTCCGGCGCAGTCGGGGTCGCGTCGGTGTAGGCGATGGCGGTGGCGACGTTGGTCAGGCCCACCGCCGCCTTGTTGAGGACGATGCTGTCGAGGTTCGCCCGCTGCGCGGAGATGAGGTCCTCGAAGATCGTGTCCTCGACGCCGACACCTCGCTCGGACGCCTGACGCGACACCGTCTGGGAGCCGGCCGAGGTGAGCACGGCCGGGCTGAGCAGGGTGTCGTCGGCGTCCGTCTCGGACACGGTCGCGTTCTCCGACGCCTGCTCCGCCGCCGACGTGCCGGTGGTGAGCTTGCCGATGTTCACGGTCATGCCCACGGCCGGGAGGTCGTGGTGGCGCATCGCGTCGGCCAGCGGCCGGTCGGCGCGCGGGAGCGCCGCGAACTGGTCGACCAGGAACTGCGGGACGACGATGCCGGTGAACGCGCCCGAGCCGACAGCGCGGGTGTCGAACTCGACCGAGGCACGCTCGACGCGCTCCTCGTCCATGTGGCGGCTGATGCGCTCGCGCGCGGCGAAGTCGCCGAGGAACGCCGAGGCGACGTCGGTGGCGAACTGGATGCCGCGCTTGTCGGTGTCGGGACGGTAGGTCCGCGACTCGGCACCGACGCGGGCGGCCTGGTCGTAGTGCGGGGCGCGGGCCGCGGGGGTGACCTCGGCTGCGAGGCGCCCGGCGGCCTCGTCGCGGGCCTTCTCCTGCTCGTAGCCGCGGAGCGCCGCCTCGAGCTCGGCGACGTCGGCGTCGATCTTGTCGCGCGCCTCGGCGGCCGTGCGGACGGTGGTGGCCTCGGCCTCGGACGGGTCGCGGCTCTCGGCGGCGCACGCGGAGCGCACGGCGTCGATGGCGGTCTTGTGCGTGTTGCGCTGCTCGAGCTTCGCGGCGATCGCGGCCCGGGTCTGCGCGATGAGCTGGTCGATGTTCACGACCGGAGTCCCTTCGTGAGGTGGGGGTGACGACCTGCGGGTGTCGTACAGGCGGCAACGGACCAGGCGGGGCGCAGTCGGTTGGCTCGCGCGAGCGAGGGGCAGGGTGGTGCGACCGGCGGCCGTGTGACCGTCGGGGGTAGGTGGGTGCTCAGCCGGCGGCGAGCAGCTCGAGCTCGAGGCGGGACATCGTCGACGTCGTGCCTCGTCGGCCGGTCTCCGCGCGGACGGCACGCTCCAGGGCGAGGAGCCCGTCGGCGGGCACGCGCTCCAATGCGCCGAGGGCCTTGGCCGCCAGCTCGTGGTCGGCGTCGCCGCCGAGGGCCATCAGGAGCAGCGTCATGTCGTCCTCGGAGACGTCGGTGAGCGTGCTTGCAGCGCGCTCGGTGGCGGACCGGAAGCCGAGGGAGGTGTGAGGGTTGGCGCCGAATCCGACGATGGCGACGTCTCCGCGGTGGATCCGGAACCCGTTGATGCGGTACTCGGTGTAGTCAGGCGACCACTGGCCCTTGGTGATGAGGAACTTGAAGCTCATCTCGCGGACGAGTCCGCTCTCGATCTTTGGGGCGATGTACGCGACGTCGCCGTCGCGGCCGTCGAGCTCGGGTGCGTCTGCGATGAGGGCGGTGTCGTCCTGGCTGAGGGCCAGGGAGCCGTTGTGCGTGCTGGCCATGACACGCAGGGCGTCGTGGGCGAGCACCAGGGGTACGTCGAGGTCGGAGCGAGTGAGGTCCTCGGCGGCGCCGGCGGTGACAATCTCGGTGTAGGGGCCGAACATGTCGTACATCTCGTAGCCCTGCTCGTAGGCAGAAGCGACGCCGTTGAAGGTGTACGTGCCGGGCTTGCCTGCGGCGCGCACCTCGAGGCGAGCGCTGACGGGCGCGGTGCGCCCGGAGGTGACGAGTCCCGGGATCTCGGTGAGGCGTCGCTGGGCTGGTCGGTCGGCTCGGGTCACGACCTGCGCGGCGCGCTCGGCTGCGGCGCGCTCGATGAGCTCGTTCATGCGGTCGGTCCCTTCGTGACCTGGGCGGGTGCGTTGGTGCCCTTGCCGAACAGGCGGTCGAACTCGGCGTACTGCTCGTCGGTGAACGGCATGCGGTTGTCGAGGGCGCGAGCTTCGGAGGGGGCGATCTGCCGGGTGGCGATCTGCTCGCCCACGACGCGGGCACGCGTCTCGGGGTCCATGCGCAGCATCGCGTCGGTGTTGAGCTTCACGAACCGTGGCGCGGCCACGGTGGACGAGAGGTGGTACTCGCGGCGGCCGATGCTCGGCCCGAGGTTGATGATCAGCAGCTGCAGGTTGCGCTGGGAGATGTTGGCGTAGGTCAGCGAGGAGCCCTTGACCGCGCCGTCGATGATGTCGACGGGTACGCCGGTCCAGCGGGCGGCCTCGACGACACCGAACTCCTGCTGCTCGATGAAGGCCTGGGCGGAGGCCGCCTCAGCCGACATCGAGTACTCCCAGTCGGAACCGGTGACGAACATGTCGCGGTTGGCGACGGCGGCCTTCCACTTCGACTTGGCGGCGGCGATGACCTCGTCGGAGAGCGCTCCGAGCTTGGTGTGGCGAAGCGTGCCGATGGGCTGCGCGCCGGTGGAGTACCAGTCGAGGGCGAACTGCTGCGCGGACAGTGCCGCGCCGAGCGACCAGGCGGCGTAGCTGATGGGCGAGAGCCCGACAGGGATGCCAGCGGCGACGTTCTGCCGCTCGTGCCAGATCTCGTCCGGCTGGTAGAGGTGGCCGCCGACGCGGTACCCGGTGATGCGGGGGCCCTTGGCCTTCACGACGACGTCGCCGGCGGGGATCAGCTCGACGACAGAGGGGCGCCCGGCGCCGTCGCGGGCCACGATGGCGCCGAAGGCGTTGCCGCCACGGTCGAGGTCGAACTGCGTGGCGTACAGCCATGCCATCATCCCGGAGCCGTCTGCGGCCGGGTCGAGAAGGAACGGCGTCTGGGGCACCTCGAGCTGGTGCGCGCCAACCTTCCTGTAGCAGTCCAGGGGCAGCGTGGAGATGAGATCCGCTCGCGTGCGAAGCGCCGCCCAGATCGCCGAGTGGCGCAACGCGGTGTCGAGGGTCACGTTGGCTGCAGCCCCCGCGGCCGAACGCGGTGCGACGCCCAGGTTCGTCGGGCTGGTGGAACGCGACTCGCGGCGCAGGACGCTCATCGGCGTGCCTCCTGCTGGTCACGGGGCGCGGGCTTCCCGAGGGTGGCGATCAGCTGCGAGCCGCCCAGGATGAGCACGCCGGCGGTGAGCACGCCGGCGCCCGTCGCCCAAGGCGCCGGGGCCGACGACACGAGGATCCCCACGCCGACCGCGACCGCGACGAGGCCAGCGACGTCGAGCAGGGTCGTGATCAGGTCGCGCATGCCGTGTCCCATCACCCGAAGCTGCTCATGAGGTCGTAGTCGACGGCCCCGATGGCCGCGTAGGTCGCGAGCGCCGCGGCGTACAGCGGCGACAGGTCGAAGTCGGCGGCCGCGGTGAACACCCACTCGCCGTGGTCGGACGACGGCGCCGCTGCCTCGACCGCGGCGTCGAGGTCCGAGTGCGGCCGGACCGCGAGGGTGCCGTCGGCCTTCACGGCGTCGAAGAAGCGCGCGCACGCGCGGCGCACCTCGGTGGCGTTGAGCGGCTTGAACCCGTTGACGTCCTCGAGGTCGGGCACGAGCGCGCCGGCCGCCATCGGCCCAGCGACGCGGATCGTGGCGATGCCGTGACGCTCGACCCGGTCGACGATGTAGGGCACGACCCAGGAGACGCCGTCGCGGTGCTCGATGAGCTCGACGTGCAGACGCCCGTCTCCCCGCATTGACGCGATCGCGACGCTCGAGCGCGAGCGGTCGGGTGTGATGTGCGCGGCGAGCACTATGGCCTCGCCAGGCTGGGTCTCGGCGTCCTGCGCGCGCCACCAGTCGGGCATGTGGAACAGGCCGCCGACAGCGGGCGACTCCCACCAGCCCATCCGCTCGCGCATGAACTCCGCGACCGGGAGCGCGCGACGCTCGGCCGCGATGTAGTCGAGGGTGATGCGACCGGCGGCGACGGCCGGGTTGGCGACGGCCCAGAACGCCGGGTCGTCGAGCATGCAGCCCACGGCGGTCTTCGCGTGGTCACAGTCGTCGCTCTTGCAGCGGCCCTCGGGGGCGCACCACTCCAGGTAGACCAGCGACGGATCGCCGCCGGCGCGGCCGCGGTCCCGGAGTCCACGCAGGACATCCGAGCTCGCGAGGCCAGCGCTCGAGGCATAGAGCACCATCGGGTTCGGGCGCGCGGACAACGTCGGGAACAGCGCGCCCATCATCGCGCCGGTCAGGAACAGCGCCTCGTCGAGGATGACCAGGTCGCCCGACAGGCCACGACCGGATGCTTGCGAGCGCGCGATGAAGACGATGCGCGACCCGTTGTGGAACTCGAAGGCCTCTTCGCCGTTCGAGTACGACACCTTCGCGACGCGCCGCCGGAACTCCGGGTGCTCCTCGTCGCTGTAGAGCTTGAGCATCGCGAGGAAGGCCTCGTGGGAGGTCTTGTAGCGATGCGCCGACCAGACGATCAGCTGGTCGGGCTCGAAGACGGCCTGGGCGATCGCGATCGGCATGAGGATGCCGGCGCTCTTGCCGTTCTGCCGCGGCTCGACCACGGCGTTCTCGATCGCCGCCCACCGGCCGAGGTCGTCGACGGACTGGATCGCGTCGATGGCCAGCTGCTGGTGCTCGTCGAGATGCAGGCCGCACACTCGCGCCAGGTCGATGACGTCGGCGCCGTAGGAGTCCGCGCGCGGCGGGATCCAGAGGTGTGCCGGCTCGACGAGCTCAGGCGCTGCCGCGGCGGGCACGTCGCTCCGCGATCTCGTCGATGCCGTCCTTCGCCGTCGGCTTCCGGGCCTCGATCTCGGCGAGCGTCGCGCGGTATTCGCGCGACAGGCCCGCGACCGCGGTCGGAGTGGTCGCGCGCGCGGCCGCCATCGTCGCGGCGAGCAGCAGCGCGACATCCTCGAGCGACGGCAGGACCGCGGCGTCGTCCGCGGGGTCGTCGACCGGCTCGCCGTGGATGACCGTGACACCGGCGAGCTCAGCCGGCTCCGGCGGCCGCTTCCCGCGCTTGTACTGCGCGCGGTGGAGGTCGCTGCAGAACTTCGCGGTCGCCTTGCGGCCCTCGAGGCTCGCTCCGCACGTCAGACAGCTGCGCACGGCCCTCACCTCGCCTCGGTTCCGGAACGCTCACGACCTCGGCGGAGAAGTTTGGCGAGGGCGCGGTCGCCCTTCTTCACTCGCTGAAGAACCGCGGGCCTCTCACCAGGCGCGTGATGGTGTGTGCCGCGGGCGAGCGGCGCGATGGTTGGTGACGCGAGCGCCCTGCTGTGCCTGGCATCGCGGGTGGGCGATGGCCCAGCGGCTGGTGTCGCAGCACATGGCCACGGCCTCGGCGTAGTCGCGGGCCCGGGCCATGATCGAGCGCACGGGGTCGAGGTGTTCGACCGTGGCCTTGCCCAGCACTGGCTGGTGGCAGAGTGCGCAGGGGTCGCCCATGTGGCTGGGCAGCCAGGCCGCCCGCGTCTCGCGGTAGCGGCGGTGGGAGCGGGGGTCGTTGAACCGGTGCGGCATCGGTCACCGCCCGGACATGACGATGCCCGCAGCACCTGGCTGCGGGCACACTTCTGGTGCCGTTGATGTTGCCCTCTGTGGATAACCACGTCAAGCACCGTCTGCTGATCGCGTGTCGTCCTGCTGCTGAAGCACGAGGAGCCAGGCGGTGGCGGGCCAGCTGAGGTCCTGGCCGTGGGGGAACTCGTCGCTCTTGGTCGAGGGGCAGCGCAGGCACCAGATGTCCTGGGCTGACTCGTGTTGCCACCCGTGCTTGAGGATGAGGCGGCGGTCGCAGTAGGGGCAGCGGAGGTCGCCGGGTGCTTTGGTGTGGGGGCGCTCGTCGGCCTTGGGGTCGTCGTCGAGGAGTCGTCGTGCGTCTCGGGGCCAGCGGCGGATGTCACGGGCGGCGCGCTCGAGCGGCGCTGTGTCGGTGAGGCCGTCGATGCCGAGGGCGAGCTGCATGAGCGGGAGCAGCGCGCGGAGGGCGTCGATGGTGGCCTGGTGGCTGCCGGACCGCTGGACGGGGTGGAAGCCGAGGACGACGCGGAGGGCGTGGTCGTGGCGGCGTGCGCCGGCGTGGATGTCGAAGAGGAGGCCGGCGGCTTCGTCGTTCCATGGTGCGGGTGAGCCGGTGACCTTGGTGTGGCGGCGAATGTCGACGACGTCGCTGCCGGGCTCGGGGATGAGGTCGAGGATGCGCTCGAGGTAGCCGTTGCGGGCGGTGAGCTCGCTGATGTCGACGTCGAGGTCGGTGACGTCGATGTGCAGGCGCGTGGCGGGGGTGGTGGTGAGTCCGCAGCCGCCGGGGATGGTGCAGGGGCGCTCGTAGCCGTTGTGGCAGTCGCACGAGCAGCTGGTGGGGCTGGGGCAGGTCACGGTGCGTGTGCTCCTCAATTGGGGCAGGGGCGGTGGCGCGGGCAGTGGCACTGCGGTGGTGCAGGCATGAGCGGCGACTTCGAGCCGTCGTCGCGGACGAGGACGAGCAGCTCGACGTCGAAGGGCGGGAGCGGGACGAGGCCGAACGGTGTGAGGGCCGCGGCCTGGATCTGCTTGACGTGCCGCTCGAGGTGCATCAGCGGATGACTCCCTGCTCGCGGAGCTCGGCGACGGTGGGCGGCATCGGGGTGGGCGGTGACCAGGCGAGTGCGGCCTTGGCGGCGACGCCGCAGGCGCGACAGGGCTCGTCGGTTCCGCCGGGGTGGCGGGGGCACCAGGGGTCGGGCCTACTGGTGGTCGCGCTGGGAGTCCTCCCCCGTCGGGACGGGCCGGTACGGGCCGGTACGGGCCGGGATCCAGGAACAGCGGGCGAACCTTCGTCGGTGGTTCCGTCGTCGTTCAGGTCGGTGTTCGCCCGAACACCCGGTGAACCGTTGACGTTCTTGAGGTTGGCGCGGCGGGTGCGCATCCGGTCGCGGGCGGCGGCGCGTTCGGCGTCGATTTCGGCCCGGGTGGGCTGGAAGTCGGCCCAGTCGTGGAAGCGCCAGCCGTGCTCGCCGTTGAGCTCGTCGACGTGCCAGAGGCCGGCGTCGACGAGGGCGCGCGCGAGCTTGCGGTAGGCGCGGGGCTCCCAGCGGACGACGACGGACTCGGGGATGAAGCCGTCGTTGGGGTTGGCGCCGCACCAGGACCCGGCGAGCACCCACATGCCCATCGCGTGGGCGCCGGCGACGCGGGCCTTGCGGTGGTCGTGCAGCTGGTCGTCGACCTTGAACCAGGGCACTGCTCAGTGCTCCCTTCCGTTGCGTCGGGCCTCGTCGCGTTCCCGCTGGCGGCGCATGCCCTTCTGCAGGGAGTCGCGGATGCGCTTCGCTGACTCGTCGCTGGGCTGGTAGTCCTCTTCGCGCTTCCACCCGGGGCGGGGCCACTTCGAGGGGACCTGCGGCCAGTCGAGGGCGCACGACGGGCACACGTGCCCCTCGGGTGTGCACCGGGCCAGGTGGACCTGGTGGGGCTGGCGCTCGTCGCCGACGTCACCGGCGCACGTCACGGAGTGCTGGTGCTGCCGGAACCCACCGGTGAGGTGGCTGCTGCCCAGGCACGCCTGGGTCACGGGCTGCTCGCTCATCCGCACACCGCTTCAGCGACGGCCAGGCCAGCGACGAACCCCGCCGTGAGGAGCAGCCCGGCGACGACGCCCGCGGCGAAGGCACGTGCCGCGAGGCTGGGCATGCCGGTCATCGGTAGTCCTCCTTCATGTCGTGTGTCTCGAGGAAGTGGCGGATGCCGGCCAGGTAGGCCGCGTGCGCGTTCTGGGCATGGCCTATGGGTGCGCCGTTGGGCTTGCAGCGGCGGCAGTAGAAGGCGTTGCGCTTCGCGGGTGGGGCGGGCGCCGTGTTGCGCTGAGCAGCGCTGGGCGAGGGCATCAGAGGCCTTCGAAGGTGACGCGGCAGAGCGCGTCGTCCCAGCGCTCGACCGAGCGGGCCTCCCCCACCATGAGGGCCTTGCGGGCGCGGGCTTCGAGGGTGTTGATGTCGCGTGCGACGGCGGCCCGAGTGGCGTCGTCTTCGTGGTCGAACGCTCCTGCCAGGAAGTCGAGCAGGCGCATGGTGGCCGTGGCCTCGCCGATGTTCATGACGCCATCGCCTCGATGAGGCCGAAGTCGCGGCCTGCGCGGAGGCTGAGGCAGCGCTCGATCTCGTTGCGGGCGGGGCCGTCCGCCCACTGCGAGGCGACGCCTGCGCGGCGCTGGGCGTCGCGCAGGCGCCGACAGCGCGCGAGGAGCTCGTCGGCGGCCTGGATTCGCTCGGGTCGGGTGGCGCCGATCTCCCGCCAGATGCTGTCGGGGTACGCGGCGATGAGCCGGTCGACGACGACCTCGTCGATGCTGACGGTGGGGAGCGGCTCGACGTTGAGGATCGCGACGGCGGTCGCCGCGCGCACGCGGGTGCGGTCTCCGCGGCCGATGCGTGCAAGTGCCGCAGGTGACACGTCGGTCTCGTCGGCGAGCTGCTTGTAGTTCCAGCCGGATGCGCGAAGGCCGGCGAGGTGAGTCTCGACGGGCTTGGCGTCGACGGTGGTGCGGACCTGCGGGATGCCGGTGTCGTGGTCGGCGCGGGTGCGGTGCCGCCAGCTCTTCACGGTGCGGGCGTGCGCGGCGCGGCAGGCAGGGCACTTGCAGCCGTGGTTTCGGTAGCCGGCGACGGTGCCGTGGTAGTCGATGAGGCGGGGGCGTCCGAGGGTGCGGGGGGTGGTGGTCATGAGGCTGCCGCCTCGCCGCCGATCCACTGCCACAGGCGCATGGGGCGTCCGGCGTTGCCGGAGCGGGTGTCGTCGTTGACGCCCTGCCAGCCGAGCGAGCGCAGCTTGTTCTCGGCCTGCAGGGCGGAGTAGGCGGCGGAGAGCATGCGGGGGCGGACGGTGAGGCCGTGCTCGTTGGACAGTGCTGCGCGGACGCGGTTGGGGCTGACGATGCCGTCGTGGGCGAGGGCGTCGGCTTCGATGGCGGCGCGGATGAGCTCGCGGTCGCGGGCGGCGAGCGGGTGCGGGTTGTTCGCGACGACCTTGAGGCGTGCGCGACGGTCGGCCTGGGCTGGGCGCGGGGTGGCGGCGGCCTCGAGGAGCTCGAGGTTGGCGACGCGGGCCTGGACCGGGGGTCGGCCGTCGCGGCTGATCCAGCGCCAGCTGGTCTTGGGGTGCATGGCCCAGATGACGTACTCGTCACCGGCCCAGCGCACGCGCGCGCCCGGCTTGAAGGCGGCGGTGGGGGTCTTGGTGCTCACGTCGGGGTCCTCTCGGTGATGACGAGGTAGAGGTGGGGGTCGCGCGAGTCGGGTGCCTCGATGCGGGGCTCGGGCTTCGACATCAGCTGCGGGGTGTCGTCGGTGACGACGCCGGCGTCGACGAGTCCGTCGGCGAGCGGCTTGAGGGTGGCGACGAGGTTGTCGGTGTCGCGGCGACGCCGGTCGCGGGGCACGTAGTGCAGCTGCACAACGCATGCCTCGAGCGCGGGCACGCCGGCCTGGTGCGCGAGGACGCGCGCGATGCCGCGGACCTGGCGGCGTTTGCGCGTCGAGGGCCAGTGGGAGCGGCTGCGGTCGTTGAGGGACAGCGGCGGTGCCGTCCACGGGAGGCGGATGACCCACGGGCCGCGGGCGTTCGTCATGAGTGCCCGTTGACGTCGTCGTGGCCGCGCTCGAGCTGCTCGTCGACAAGCCGGTCGTGCGGGGCCAGGGTGTTGGGGTCGACGTCGGGGCGGTGCATCTCGCGCCAGGCGAGCCGGAGCGCGATGACGAGCAGGACCAGGACGCCGATGATCAAGACGGTGGCGAGGGTGTCGTCGTTGGTCATGCCGCACCGGCCTGGGCGTTCTGCCACTGTTCGACGACGGCGCGCGGCACACGAGTGAGGTCGGCGATCGCGGTGAGCTTCCCGCCGTCGGCGATCATGGCGAGGACTTCGTCGTTGGTGGGCACGTCAGGCCTCCACGGTCAGGAGAGTGGTGCCGCTGCGTGCGGCGGAGTCGGCGAAGGCGATGGCCTCCGCGTGGGTCGGGAACGCCTCGGCGGTGGCGAGCTCGGGCGACTCCGCCCACCACCAGGTGCCGCCGGCGGACTTCCTGACTCGCCAGCGGCCGCTCATGACGTCGACTCGAGGTCGCGGGCCTGCATGACGTCGATGTAGAGCGGCTCGCGCTGCCCGGAGAACACGCGGACCAGCGCGGCGACCTCGCCGAGGGTGATGCCGGGGTAGAGGGCGAGGTACCAGCCCTTGCGGCGCGTCATGACGCGGCCCGTCGGGGCTGCGAAGTGAGGTGCCAGCCACCCTCAGCGCACTGGTACGCGCGGGCCTCGAGCTTGCGGCCCGGGCGCATCCCGGCCCAGATCGTCGAGAGCACCGCCTCGGCGCGCTCCTGCGACGAGTACGTGCGCTTCCCGCAGCACGCCTTGCGCTTCTTCCGGCGGCTCACGGCGCGACCACCGCCAGGTGCCGGCCGATGACGCGCACCGGGCGAGCGGGCATGGGGTTGTCGACGGCGGAGGTCGCCCGGACCTCCTCGCCGTCGTAGCGGCCCGAGAGGACGTTGCGCGCGGACCACGTCTGCGTGCCGGCGTCGAGCGCGTCCCAGATGGCCTGCTCGACGTCGGCCTGGTCGTCCGCGGGGATGTCCGCACGGACGACGAGCTGGAACGCCACGTCGGAGTCGTTGAAGCCCGTGGGGATGACCGCGTCCTGCAGGTCGCCGAGCTCGGCGACCATGCGCGAGGCGAGCGCGAGGCGCGTCGAGAGGCTCATGACCACTGCCCGGCGGCGAGCTGCTCGCGGATGCGCGCCTCGGCCTCACGTCGGCGCCACACCTCGGCGCGGCGCACGGCGTCGAAGCGGTGAGCCTGCGCGAGGCGCCAGGCGATCACCGCGACGAATGAGAACGCGACCAGGCCGGCGAGCGGACCGGACTGCTGGACGACGGCGCCGGCGAGGACGACCCCGATCGTGACGGCGACGAGCTCGGCCCAGGTGAGCGAGAGGAAGAGCCGCAGGCTGCGGCGGCGGTGCACGGACATCGGCTAGCCTTCCTGTGTCTGAGGGCGCGGCCACTGCTTCGAGGTGGGGGCCGTGCCCTCTGGCTGTTGGTGCGTGGTTCCGGCCGGGCCGGTCGGGGGGTGCCGACCCGGCCGGAAGATCAGGCGGTCTTGCGCTTCTGGTCGTGGTCGCAGGGCTGGCCGGCGAGCCAGGCGTCGAGGCACTCGGGGCGGATGGCCCACTTGCCGCGGGCCTTGCGCTGGGAGCCGTGCAGCTGGCCGGACTCGAGCGCGCGCCAGAGGGTCGTCGGGTGTCGGCGGGCGTACTCGCAGGCCTCGGCCACGGTCAGGTAGGCAGGGGTCATGCGGCTCGCCCTGTGCCTGCCGAGACACCAGACACCTCGGGCACGAAGAGCGAGCCGGGGGGTGCGTTGAGCGCCCTCTCGATGGCCTGGGCGGTCTTGGCGCTGCACGTCGTGCGCTGCCCGGACCGGAGGTGGCCGACGATGCCGCGGCCCACTCCGGGCCCGCACTTCTCGGCGAGCGAGCGGTTGGTCTCGTTGCGGAAGGCCATGTACTGGCGGAACGCCTGGCGGCTGATGAGCCTCACCCAGAGCCTCCCCTGATCGGTCTGCATTTGCTGTCCCCGAACCGTAGCCGTTGTGTCTGACGTCTGTCCAGACATTCGACACTGTAGCCGCGTGTGGCTACAGGTCGCAAGGCACTTCAAGCCCTAGACCTGCTGGTAAGAGAACTACGACCGTGGAATTTGTAGCCACGTTGGCTACAGTTCTCGTTGTCGAGCCGGAGTGTCGAAGGGCAGGGTCCGTAGCCGTGAGTGCCCTATCCGATCTCCTCAACGCCCATCTGCCGAAGGGCAAGACCGTCCGGCAGATCGCGTTGGCCATCGACCAGGACGACCGCTATGACGTCAAGCTCTCGACGATCTACCCGTACTTCAACGGCAAGCACGGCCAGCCCGAGCTCAAGACGCTGCACGCGCTCGCGCAGCACGTGCCGGGTGTCAGCCTCCGCCAGCTGCTCGAGGCTGCTGGCCTGCCCAACTCCGCCGGCCCCTACGAGCCCCCCGCCGAGGCCGAGCTCCTCAACGCTCGCCAGCGCCGCGCGCTCGACGACCTCATCCGCTCCATGGTCGAGCCTCGCGCCGACGCCAAGGTCACGAGGCTGTCGGCGGTCCGCGATACACCTAAGGCGCCGCCTCGAGGGGAAGCGGCGTCGAAGAAGCGTGGGGGCGGCCGTGATGGGGGGCAAGGAGAGCACGGGTGACTACCACCCGTGGCGCCATGCCGAGACTCTCGGAGTCGACGTCGTCATCACCGAGATGGACGAGGACTGCTTCGGCTGGTGGGACTCCCCCGCACGCACGATCTACCTCGCCCGCGGCCTGACCCAGCGCCAACGGCGCGCAGTCCTCGCGCACGAGTGCGAGCACGCATCGCACGACGACAAGCCGCTCCTCGACGCGGTCCTCAACGCCCGCCGCGAGCGAGCCACGGACATCGCCGCCGCGCGACGTCTCATCCCGATCGACTTGTTCATGCGAGCCCTACGCTGGACCGGCAACGAGCGCGAGCTCGCCGACGAGCTGTGGGTCGACGTCCACACCATCCGGGTGCGCTTCGCTAGCCTCTCCGCTTCCGAGCGGGCACGGCTCGAGCGTGCACTGAGCGCCTAGGAGGCGGCATGGCATCGGCGCGCAAGCTGCCCTCTGGCCGCTACCAGGGCCGCTACCGCGACGCCCGCGGCGAGGAGCGCACCCTCGGCCGGACGTTCGCGCACAAGGCCGAGGCGTTGCGCCTGGCGGCCGAGGAGGAGGCGAAGTCGCGGCGCGCCGGCTACCGGGACCCGAACGCTTCCCGCCAGACGTGGGGGCAGTGGTGCGAGCGGTGGTGGCCGACCCGCGGCGTGGAGGCATCCACGGTGCGCACCGACACCGGCCGGCGCGATCGCTACCTGATGCCGAAGTGGCGCGACGTCCCGCTCGCCGAGATCACGCGCCAGGACGTGCGCGCCTGGGCCGCCGAGCTGCGGCTGCCCGGTGTCGAGGACGACGGCACAGTGCGCAAGCCGCCCGGGCCGTCGACGGTGCAGCGCATCGTCACGCTGTTCTCGGCGTCGCTGTCGGCCGCGGTCGACGCGGAGATCCTGCCGGCGAACCCGGCGGCGCGCCTGCGCCTGTCGACGGCCTCGCAGGGCACCGAGCGGTACCTCACACACGAGGAGGCCCAGGCGGTGCTCGAGCAGCTCGACGGCGAGGACCGACGCGCCGCGATGCTGCTCCTGGGCACCGGGCTGCGCTGGGGCGAGGCCGCGGGCCTGCACACGTGGCGCGTCGACGTCGCGCGCCGCTCACTGCTGGTCGCCGAGACGTGGGTGCCGGAGGCGCACGCGATGAAGGCCTACCCGAAAGGCCGGCGCATCCGGCACGTCCCGGTGCCCGACTGGCTGCTCGTCGAGATCGCGAAGGCCCCGAAGGCGCTGAGCTGCCCGCACGAGCACACCACCGGCCGGTGCCGCTCCGGGCTGGTCCTGGCCTCCCCCGGCGGGCAGGTCATGGACGGGTCCGCGTTCCGCAAGGCCTGGACCGCCGCGGTGAAGGCCGCCGGCATCGGCCACGCGCGCGTGCACGACGCGCGCCACACCTACGCCTCGTGGCAGATCCAGGGCGGAGTCTCGCTGGCCGAGGTCGGCCGGCTGCTCGGCCACGTCTCCCCGCTGACGACCCAGCGGTATGCGCACCTGGCGGAGACGCCGAGCGACCGGGTGCTCGCGGCGCTGCCGAACCCGACCGTTCGTGCCACACCCGTGCCACAGCGTGGCGCTATCTGAGACTCGCACAGACTAGGTATGGTCAGGTGAAACTAGTTGTCCGGCAAGGGGTTTCGGCCCTCGACGCCGACCACTGCTAGGAGACGCTAGCAGGCCTTCACGCTCTTTTAATCCGCGGGTTCTGGGTTCGATCCCCAGGCGGCCCACCCTTCTGACCTGCACAGATGCGACTTCGTCCAACATCTGGTCGGAGCGGGACGGGCGTCGCTACCCTGTCTGACGAGCTCTGGCCGAACGGCCACCCGGGGGCTCGAGGCTCAGGGGGAGAGCGTGACCGACCAGATGACGGTC